CATACTCAATCCATAATTATAATTATGTAATACATTTGAATGCAATTTATTCTTGATGCTTTCATAATCACCAATTTTATGTTTTTTTGATAAATCTAATGACCTATTTGCTAAATAAATACCTTTTGGTTTATATAAATCACCCAGTCTAGAAATCCCAAACTTATTGAATAAATATAATCCAATTAATATAAACTCTGCTCCTAGTAACATTTTAATACTATTCGGTAAAATAGTTAATTCTAACTGGATTCTATTATACAAAGAGTTAGTCCTTTCGGCAATAGTAGGATTTTTCAAATCTTTTATTTCAACAGTTTTTGACGTTGTAGAAGGGTTATGTTTTTTATCACTACTTGAAAACCAGGAAAATAATGATTTGTCATCTTTTTTTTTTGATAATTCAAGTTTATTTACCCTTTTTGTGATGTCAGCAATATCAGAAGCTCTTGTTGTTTTATCTTTGGGTTTTGAAAAATTATCTATTACTTTATACATAAAAAATAGAATAATTGGCAATGTAATTAAACCAATACCAAATAATAATAAATAAACCGGATTTTTATTATAAAGCACATAACCTACAAATAAAATTATGAAAGATAATGCAAATAAAATAGACATCATAAATACTTGAAAAATTGTAGTATTATTCGGTATAATTGATTTTGTAAAACTATATATTTGAAAGAAAACTTGAATTACCAACGCATAAGCAACGAATATGCAAGATATGTTGATATATTTTACATTAACATACAGATTTATATCATCTTTATAATATTGCAATATATCAACTATAATAGTTAAATATACTGCTAAATATAAAATAAGATATACAATCGAATTTATTAAATATTCTGCCTTCATATAGTTTATTAGAATATTTAATTTTCTAATAAACTTTATTATATCGTTGAAGTATTATCAAATGTTTACAGATTTTCAGAAGCGGTCTTTTTCCCGTGACAATCGCGACATAATGCTTCTAAGTTAGATACTTCATTTGTTCCACCATACTCTAAACGTACTTTATGATCAACTTCAAACCACGCTGGAAGTTTTATCTTACAATGCGCGCAAGACCAATTCTGCTGTGATGCTACCCATTTTTTCTTTGTTTCACTAACACTTCTTTTACTTGAAGTCTTGCCAGAGTTCATCATTCTTTTATGATGTCCATTATTTTGGTTTGGGTTTTTATATATATGTTGTTGGTAATTTGAATTATATGTTGGGGTTGCTGTATTTGTGTTTGATGTTCCTGTAAAATTAAGTATTGGCATAAGCATATTACTTGCGGTTCTATCTATTGGCAAATATTTAATAAATTCAGACGCTTGTCCCAACATATTTTTTGTATGATTTGGGTCTTTCCTTATTAATAAATATAACGATAATCCCACGAAAAAATACATTCCCATTTTTCCAAATTTTTTATACCCTTTTAAACGGTCTAAAAGTGCATTATCATAATATACATTCAAAACAAAAAATACAGTAAAACCAACTATTAAAAGTTCAACTTTCATTCAATATACACTATACACTATACAATTATTTTTTTATTTTTTATTTTTTTTCCTTGTTTTTGAGATATCATTTGCTCTACTTTTTCTTCTTTTTCTATTTTTTTTCTTTGTTTTCTTTTTATTAACTTCCTCTTTTTTTGATTTAACTTTATTCAAACTCTTCAAATATAAATCTTTTGAACCAGCAAGAGGAACAACTGATTCTAATTCAAACGAAAATGTTTTAACATCTGTAATTATACCTTTTGATGTTTTTTGAATTCTTACAACCCAATCTCTAAACTCAAGAACCGGGATTGGTTTAGCACTATATTTTAGCAAAAATAATGTATATAATTCTTTAAACCTGTCTGATATAAAATTTTCTGCCCTTTGACTATAACTTTGCTTTCTTGGTGTGTCTAAATTCATTACAGGAAAATATGCGTGAAAAAAACCCCATATATCTACATTTTTTAAAAATACTTCTTTGAAATATTTTGTAACATTAAACGTATTATTAACTTCTCTAAATTCTATTATTATTTCTGCAATATATCGCATGATTACTTCATTATGGCGATGACGCCTAGCACTCATTAAATTATGTAATATATCATTAATTCGGTCTTCGTGTCCTGAACCATAGGTTTCGGAAAATTTAGCATAAAACTGTATTAACCTAGGAATTAATGTTTCTACAGTTATATTTGGCACGCTTTTCAAAGTCTTATCTATAAAATTCAAAAAATCTTTATTCAAAATAATAACAGAATATGGCATATTAAAATGTAATGGTCTTCTAAACTCTCTTGGTATTACATCGAAATCTGTTATTACTGTGGATAAACCCCAATCTACTATTTTTACATTATAATTATCATCAATCATCATATTACTTGCTTTTAAATCTAAATGAAATACATTCATTGCATTCATTGGTAAAATTGCATTTGCTAATAATTTTTCTAAAGAAGCATTCATTTTACCGAATATTTCCATATTTATTCTTGAATTACGTAAAAATACATCTAAATCCATACCGCCATCTTGCATTTGTATTATTTTTAAACCATCTAATTTGTTATTTATATTATCAACTGTAATCTTTTTTCGCATTAATGTATTACACTTTAGAGTAAAATTAATTTTATCTTCATCGTTTAAATTGGTAGGGTTACATATTTTTTCAGGAAAGATAAAATAATCTTTATAATTTGGTATTACGCTAAGTATTTTTTCAAACTTCGATGAAATCTTGATTTCTTTCTTTGCATGTTTTTTTATCATTAATTTAGATACTAAACCTTTTTGTCTTTTAGATTCGTCATTTTTACAAATTAAAGCGGGACGAAAAACACAACCATATCCACCTGCACCTACAACACTTCCTCCTTTTAATTTTTCTATATTATCTCCCATATTAAGACGTTAGAAAAAATAAAACTAATATTTTTATAGTAATTTTAAAAATTAATGTATAAATATAATATTATCAGTATCATAAATATAATTATAAATAATGATGTATAAAAACTGTAATTAAATGTTGGCATTGACTTTTTACTCACAAAATTCTTATAATGTAAATGGTATCTATATAATGCATCTTCTAAACTTAATTGCTCCGTCGGCTCATCTAAATTTTCATTCACTCTGTTATGTATAAAATGTACCCAACGTATAAATGAATCTCTTGAATCCAAATATGGGGTTACTGGGTATTTATCTAATAATTTTGCAAAATCATCACCACACTTTTCACAAGGTAGAAATATAGGTAAATTTATTATAAAATCATAATACTTTTTTTTTGTTACATTAGATGGGGTTAATGGATAATTTATTGCCATCGTAAATATTGTAAACCAAAAATGAGGCCCCCATACTTCTGGATTATAATTCATATTATAATACAATCATACTTTTAATTATATAACTATGACATAAAAACAATATTATATTTAACAATAAGAACTATACAATAAATAAAAATAATATGAATAAAAATAATGATCACAAACGGAATGATCACAAACACAATGAACTATGCCATAATTGTGGTTCTACCGGACATCTATATATTGACTGTAAATTAGCAATTATTAGCATAGGAATTATTTTGTATAGGAAAAATAAACAAACAAATGAGTTTGAATTTTTAATGATAAGGCGCAATGAAAGTTTTGGATTTTCTGATTTTTTCTATAGTAAAAATATTAATTATAACTTATCAATCATTGAAAATGTTATTAACGAAATGACTATTATAGAAAAAAAAAACATTCTATCTTATCTTAAAAATAATGATTGCTCCTATTTTACAGAACAACAAAAGAAAAAAATAACAACAATTTCTAACTTATGCGATAGCTCAAAATTACTAAATCTTAGTAATATAATTGAAGATTCCACCACTATATGGACAGAACCTGAATGGGGGTTTCCCAAAGGTAGGCGCAATAATAGCGAAAGAGAATTGGATTGTGCACTTAGAGAATTTGAAGAAGAAACTGGTATTAATAAATACAATATCAAATTAATTGAAAATATTATACCATATGAAGAAATATTTATAGCATCAAATTATAAAACTTATAAACATAAATATTTTATTGCTGAAGTTGATGATGATGTAGATTATAATTTAGATAATTACCAGAAAGCAGAAGTATCTAAAATTAAATGGTTAAATTTAGAAGATGCTATTGAATCAATTAGACCGTATAATAGTGAAAAAAAAACGATGTTAATGAATATTAGCAAATTACTAAAATATAATACAATATTATAAATTTGTACTAAAAAAATACTAATAATATACTAATAATATATATATAATACATTATTAGTATGAGTATAAAAGGCACATATATTGAATACCCCAAATATGATGATGACGATTTTAATTTAAAAATATCAACAAAAGAAGAATTCAGGTTGTCTGGAAAGCAACATAAACTAACAGACAAGGCAGATATAGAAAAATTATCTAAGGATATTTGCGAAGCAAAATTTTCATTAAGACCGCACCAATTATTTGTTCGAAATTTTTTAAGTTTTCAAACACCATATAATACATTACTACTTTTTCACGGCGTTGGTACTGGAAAAACATGTAGTGCAATATCCATAGCAGAAGAAATGAGAAGTTATATGAAACAAACTGGGAATATAAAGCAAACTATAATCGTTGCATCACCAAATGTTCAAAATAACTTTAGAAAACAACTATTTGATGAAAATAAACTGGAACAAAATGGGAGTGTTTTTTCAATGTCATCATGCATTGGCAATGAAATAATTAAAGAGGTTAATCCAAATAATACAATTTCTTCAAAAGAAGAAATCGCAAAAAAAATAGGCAAAATTATTGATATTTCTTACAAATTTATGGGGTATATTAAATTTTCAAAATGGATAGCTATGTTAAATCCGGATGAAATTAAACACATTTTTGAAGATAGATTAGTCATTATTGATGAAGCACATAATATCAGAAATATTGAGAAGGAGTTTAAGAAAAAAACGACGGGGTCGCAGGGAATTGATAAACTTGTTTCGCACAATTATAATACACGTCTTTTATTATTATCTGCAACACCGATGTTTAATAGTTATAAGGAAATTATATGGTTGATTGATATTATTAATAGAAATGAAGGGAAACTACATATTAATTATAAAGATATATTTAATAAAAATGGGGACTTTATAATTAGCACTTCGGGTGAGGAAATTGGTAAAAAACATTTTATTAGAACTATTAGAGGTTATATATCATTTGTAAGAGGTGAAGACCCATACACTTTCCCTTATAAAATATACCCGGCACAGTTTAGTAAACCAGAAAATTCACTATTACTGTCTTCTTCTCATAATCCAATAAAGCAATATAATGATATTACAATTCCAAGAAATATCGAACATATTGACTTGTTTATGACCAAAATATATGATTATCAACAAGATATATATAATTATTGCATTTCTTTATTGAATAACGAACACAGTAATCATAATCGTAATAACTATAACAACGTAGATGATAATATTAATATTAATAAAACGGGATACCTTAAATTACTGCAACCATTACAAGCACTAAATATTGTTTTTCCATATTCGGGTATCGATTTAACAAATACAGATAGTTTTCCATCACCAGATAATTTAGTCGGTAAAAAAGGGTTTTCAAGAATAGTTAAAAATATTAATTCTATACCATTGGAATTTAACGATGAATATCTTGAGAACAATAGAAGTATATTTAGTAAAGATAATATTGAAAAGTATAGTTCTAAAATTAAGAGTATTGTTGAACACGTTGAAAATAGTAATGGTATATGTTTGATTTATAGTCAATATATATATTCGGGTTTAATCCCGATCGCATGCGCATTAGAAGAAAGAGGATTTAATAATAATTCAAAAAAATCAAACGTCATTTCAAATGAATATAAAAAAAATAATAAAATCAAATCAAACAACCAAAAATATGTTATTATTAGTGGTCAAAAAGATATTTCCCAGACGATTGAACAAGATATTAATACTGCTATATCTAAAGAAAACAAGGACGGCAAATTAATTAAAGTAATATTAATCAGCAGAACTGGTTCTGAAGGAATTGATTTTAAAAATATTAGAAATGTTCATATATTAGAACCGTGGCACAATATGAATAGAAATGAGCAAATTATTGGTAGAGCAATTCGGGATTGTAGTCATAAAGATTTACCATTTCAAGAACGAAACGTTGAAATTTATTTATATGGAACAACTTTAGAAAGTGATTATGAAGCGGTTGATATATTTCTTTATAGAAACTGTGAAAAAAAATCAAAAAAAATCGGAATTATAACAAGATTGTTGAAAGAACACTCGGTTGATTGTTTATTACAACATACAAATACTAATTTATCATCAACCGAATTCGACATCGATATTGATATTAAAACGTCATCTGGAAAAATTATAACTTATGAATTGGGTGATAAACCATATAGTTCCATTTGTGATTATATGGAATCTTGTCAATATAAATGTAATATTTTAGACGAAAAATCAAGCATTGTTAAGGAAATAGATTCTATAACTACTAAAAGTGATACATCTACATTGCACGAAAACCACCTTGAACTAAATATAAATATACTCAAACTTAAAATTAAAGATTTATACGGAACCAGTGGCACTAAATTAGTATATTCTGAAAACGAGATTGAACAACTTGTAAACTTTAATAATCAGTATTCACAAATACAAGTTGACATAGCCTTATATCAACTAACTGATAAAAAAACTAACGACATAATTATAGACAAATATGGAAATAAAGGATATCTAATACATATAGACAGTTTGTATATTTTTCAACCATCATATTCACAAAATAAATATATTACAATGGAAGAACGCGCTACAGATATTGGTAAAAAACGTGAAAGTATTGACCTTATTGTTGATGATATATTTGATCAAAATGTAACATTCAGTTTAAATTTAGAACTTGCCAAAAAAACGATTGCTAATTTGGAGGAACAGGTTACTAAAAAAGAAATATTACAAAAGCAAATTAATTTTTATACTGATGATGTTAGACCCAAAATAATTGAAATCTTTCCAGATTATGTTGATTATGAATTATCTATTTTATACGATTTTTATATTGAACAATTGCCGTTTGATGAACTATGTAATCTATTTATTTACGTGATTAATACTATTAGTATAGATGAAGATGGTGTTGAAGATAAATATACATATATACGAAATTATGTTATGAAACACAATATCAATGTTCCGTCACTAAATATTAATTGTTTTATTATACAAAATAAGGAATTAAGTGATTATATCTTTATGATTAATGATACTACTAATTCAGAAGAAAACGTATGGAATTATGCTGACGAGTTGACAATTACGCGCATTAAAGATACAGTTGATGCCAAATTTATTATACAACGCACTAACACAAACAGTGTTTTTGGATTTAATTATATTAAAAGTTTAAAGGACAAACGAACTAATAAAAGAGGTATTAAATTAAAACTAGATAAAACAAGTAAAACCCTTAGTATTATTGCTCAAACACTTGCAAAAGATGTTGTAATTTCTATATTTGAAAAATTTGATGATAAACTCAAGAATGATAAACCAGATAATGAAGATTTTTTAATAACATATTTACAGAGGGAGAAAATTCGTGTAACAATGCAAAAAATTATTTTAGTTATGGAAATAGTACTAAGATACAAAGATAAAACATCCGAAAAAAGATATTTCTTGACTATACCAGAGGCGCTATATAATTCGGGCACTAAACATCTTAACCTTGTTTAGATGGTTTAGATGGTTTATTGCTTATTCCAAACTATTTTTCATTGTTATTATTTTAAATTGAAATAAATATTAAATATTAACATTATATATTAAATATATATAATGCTAAAAACTGCGATGATTAAACCTGATGATGTTAGAATTAAGTTAGGGGGAGCAAAAACTGAAATATTTACACCATTGCTTGAAACTGAGGTTATTTACATTCCATTCTTTCAAGTTGGCAAAAATATTAATGAAGTTCTTAAAAAGATGTTGGTTGATAAGATTGAAGGCAAATGTATAAAGGACGGATTTGTTGAACCGGGTTCTACCAATATTATTACTATTTCCAATGGAACGTTACTTAATAAATATGCCAAATATGTTGTCGGTTATCAAGCTAAAGTTTGCTTTCCGGTTGAACAGATGGTTATTGAATGCACTGCTAAAAATATTACTAAAGCTGGTATCAAAGCGACACTTACTAAATACACTAAAACGCCTATGGTTATATTTGTTGCAAGAGACCATCATTATAATAATGATAAATTTAACTCAATTGAAGAAAATGATGTAATACGTGTTAAAATTATCGGTCAACGTTTCGAAATTAATGATGAATATATTTCGGTTATTGCTGAAATACACTGATTTTACACTATTTATGCGAAAGTATCTATAAACTTTAACATACGTTTTACTTCCAAATCACTCAATAACTGTTCTACATTTATTATACTATCTAATGTTGTATTATCATCTTTATTTGCATTTGCATTTATCCTATAAAAAAAACCAAATAAATCTTTTTTATCTATCATTAATGACTCACATAAATTTGATATAAATAATGTATTACTATATTCATTTGAATATTTTGTTAATACCTTCGTAAAAATTATTTCCTGTTTTTTTAAAATACTTTCACTCTTTAGACTTATCTTTTTCTCTTCTTTGCTTTTATGAAATATGTAATTTGAATAATATGTTTTCATTAGAGAAGTCATCTCATTAAATTGCCATATCTGCTTTTGAAATGTTACTCTATCTATAAAATCGGAAAAACATATATTATTTAATATATCATAGTATACTTTCAGAAAATTTTTATCATATGTTTTCACTTGTTTTATAACATTCTCATGCCATATTAAAGATGCTATTGTTCTATCATTGTCTGTTAATGATATATTATGATTTTCTATTTTAGACTCTTTTAAAAATAAATTTAATATTAAATCCTTTACATCTTTTTGGAAACATTTATAATCACTTAATAGTTCTTCGGCATTTATGTTTTCTCGGTTATTTATCAAATTTATCATTATATCTATCTTACGTAAATCATTTTGACAAGTATTTGATATTAAGTTTACCAAATTTGAGTTTTCATCTTTTAAATAATAATTTTTAATTATTTTTCCTATTTGTATATTGCTTGGCTTTTCTATATAAAATGACTCACATACTTTCATTAAATCCTTCACTCGTTTATCTAATTTATTTCCACCTATACATATTATTGGATTATTTAACGATTCTTCCATTTTTTGCTTCTTTGTTTTCTTTGCTCTTATTAATTTTATTATATTTAACATACAACTTTTCTCACCACCTATCATACCATCCATTTCATCCATTACAATCACTATATTCTTTTTCTTCCTCTTAAATAAAGACATCACATTATGATTTGACATATTCTGTTTTGTTAATGTTTCCAATACACTTTTATTTCGCACATCTGATGCATTATACCAAATACTATCCATATCCAACTCATTTATTATATTTTTTATTAATTCTGTCTTTCCTACACCTGTTTCACCGTATATATATATTCCTTTCGCTTTTGATAAATCATTCTTTATATTTTCAAAATTACATAAAAAGTTGCTTATTTCATTCTTTATTTTAGTTCTCTCTAATTCTAAAGTATAATTGTTGTAAACCATGTATTTTTGTTAACCTTATTTTTATATACAAATTATCTTTAATTTGTTTATAAAATTTTTATTTTATTCGCTTTTCTCTGAAGCAATCTCTTGACATATTTGCCCTACATTTGTAATTCCATCCCAAGACATATTACACGATTTTGCCCATAGATATTTTTGGCATTTACCACTTTCACCTTGATATGCTTTTATTGATTCAAAATCTACTTCTGTTGCACAATCTTGTTTTCCTAAACCTCTTGTATTTGTACATATAGTACCACTATCGTCACCTTTTTGCTTCTTTTCCCAATAATCAGGACAATCATTCACATCAGGAGGCCACACTATGCTTGACTTTTGAGTACTTAACATTGCTGCTACTGCAATTAAACATATTATTAATAATACTATAGCTACAATTGAAAGTGTACTTTTATATTCCATTTATATATATTATTGCGAACTTTTTTTTACACGGATATATATATATACATTTATGAATTTCACCGAACTAAATGATTTAGAAAATACTACTCTACAACAAGTTTATACACAAAAAACACCTACACAACCACCTAATCAACTTCTTT